TTCGAGCTAATAATTACGACTAGATGTCGAATGGGTATAGTTTAATTCTTCTTGACAAGGTTTGGTCAACCTTGGAAGATAGAGGAATTTAAATACCTTCTCCCTGAGTGGGAGAGAACAAAACAAAGTTTCCGTGTATTCTTTTAAAATAATACCAGCCAGTTGTATCTCTGGTGTCGTGATGACAAGCGAAAAGATATAGTATCTTTCTGGATTACCATATTTTGCACAAACTTATGTCTGGTGTTTTGACGTGCTTAATATAGGCTTAAAGATATTTAGTGAGAACGGTATTTACCGTTGCTAGTTCGCTACTAGCAAATACACCCGACCGGTGGCTACGAGACTAAGTTACTTTGTAGTCAATCCGTAATTAAACAACTTGCTAACTCATTTAGTTTTCCCCAAATTAAAACTGTTAAGACACCTCCTATTGGAGGATCCTATAAAGGCTGGATGGCCGACTCTGAAAATTATTTTCAGAGCTCTTTTGAATTTTTGAAGGAACTTGTTCCTTCTATTTCATTAGATTGTTTTGAGAACTTAAAGCTTATCGAATCTCCGATGCTTAATATATTATTTGCTTTAGGCAAACGATTATTTTCGGAAATGAGATTGAAGCCAGGTAAACTTGTATCGATTTTATTATCAATCTACAATTTTTACTGTACTACAAATGAATCATCTTCTTGGACTCGACTTACAATCGGGTTCTTGGATATGATCAATTCTATATTCTCATTTGATTCACTTCCACGTGTTTGGAAGTTAATTAGTGAGACTGTGAAGAGATATTTTAGTTCTATTAAAGAATATTTTCTTCGCCCTGAATCTCTAGAAAAATCCACACAAAATTTTTGGAATTTATTAGAGATGAAAGATGATCGTTCTATCTTAAATATTCTTTGGGAAATGACATCGGTGATGAGCACTTGTGTTTATCTTTATGATTTTGGAAAATCTAATTTATCATTTACATCAATAGAAAAAACAATTAAAGTTGTAAATGAACATCTTTTAGATCCCTATTCTGAAATTAGGACTAGAATTCGTAAATCAAGTGAATGTATTGCTAGAGTTTTAGATTTCTTTATGATTAACCTTGAATTTATTTTAAAGGGAGAATTTGATAAGATTTCATGGACATTACCGCGACCTCTTTTATTTGAAAATGAATATTCAACTTTTATGGCTTTATATCAAAATTATTTGGATGATCCATTGATTTTAGAGAAATTAAATAAAACTTTAATAGGGTTGCGTGATGATGCACAATCACTTATTAAGGATGCTAATAAAGAAATTTTAAAGACTAAACAAGGAGCTGTAAAAGGAATGATGGTTCGTTATCTTGGAGAACTTAATCGTGCTTTAACATATATCAATGAAGCTTTAAATCCTAATAATATGAAACCTCAACCTATGACTGTAGTTTTACAAGGACCAGCAGGTTGTGGTAAATCGTCACTTGCTACTGATATTGGAAAAATTATGCAATCTATAGCAGGTAGATCATTAGATGAAGATAAAATTAAAGCTAAGGGTGGTGACCCAAAATTTGAACCAGCTATTACATCTTTAACGGAAGTTATTTTAATGGATGATTTCGGAAATGATACTGATCGAAAAATTCCTTCAAAAGAAATTTTAGATAGTGTTAATGTAACCCGAGAAGTGATTCCAAAAGCAGCAGTTGAAGAGAAAAATAAACATAAATATTCTAATATTGGTTGTGTTATTACAACTAATGATCCTGATATTGGAATTAATCAAATTGCTACAATCAATCCTGATAGTATTTTACGTCGTTTTGGTTTAGTAATTTGTGTACGTGTTAAACAGGAATTTTGTATTGAAGGTACAGAAGTATTAAATGTACATCATCCTAAAGTACAAGGTGTTACGAATCCAGAGATTTATGAAATGGAATTGAAACGTCCTTATAGAACAATGCCTGTTCCTAATTCTAGAAAACAAGCAATTGAATATAAAATCATAGAGAATTGGCGTAAATCAGAACTTTGTGATTGTCAATCAATGTTTATTTATCTTAAAGAGTATTTAAGAAAAGAATGGAAAAGAAATGTTGATCAACATGAGAATCGTAATAGTATTGATAGATTTTGTCAAAATTGTAAATTGAGTCGATTAGCTTGTACATGTTCATCAGAAAAATTAGTACCAGAAACTCTAAGATCTTTTAATGGAGTTATGGAATGGTTTAATGATGGATTACAAGATGCACAAGAGAATGTTGTATCTTTATATTCTTTTTTTGATAATTCTATAGTTGATATTTTATTTGGTATGGATGCTCGTCTCACATCT